GGCGAGGCTCGGCGGTTTGTAGCCGGCGGTAAACGCGGCGGCGGACTTTGCCCTTGACGCGAGCCCGGAGGATGCGATCGCGGCGGCGGTTTGTTCGGTCGACTCAGGGGATGCTGCGCTGGGGGCATGGACGAAATCGATGTCGAAGATAGCCTCGCGGAGGCCGTCGACAAACTGCTCGCTCTGAGCATACGAGACGGCGAGGACTGGCCGGTCGCCCCAGCGCGGATGTTTGAGCGTGCCCGGCCCTCGCTCTCCGAGGGCGGCAAAAAACGCGTCAGCGGTGACGTCGTAGTCAGGGCCGAAAATGTGCGCCTTGATCGGGAAGCGGAGCGCGGTTTGACCTACGTCCTGGACGAGCGCGAGGTCTTGCTGCGGTAGTTCGTGGATCGCGTGTTTTTTGGATGCCGACCGGGAAAGCTCGGTAAAATCGAACGTGAATTCCTTCCCGCTCGGGGAGGTGTAGCGTCCGTCGCGGAGGCGGTCGAGATGGCTCAACGGGCACCGCCTACGGACCGGCCGAGGGCGAGGTTAAGCCCGGGGGCGGAGCCGGTCTGTCGAGCCGTTGCGCGCGATCCGGGTTCGGCCGCGACGTTGATATCGACGATCGAGCGGGACTCGGAGTATGAGCGTGACTCCATGCCGGTCGTGTTCGGGGAGACGGGGATATCGGAGCTTCCGGTGGCGGCGTTAGCCTTGGGGATGAGGTCGGCGAGCGTGCCGATTTTTATTCCCGCGCCTCCACCGATCTTGGAGACCGCCTCGATAATAAAACGGAGCGGGGCAACGATGGCGTCGAGGATGCCAGCGACTACTCGGAGGGCGTCAATAAAGGCGCCCAATGGATTGGCCCCGAAGGCTTTTATCGCGTCCCATGCGGCGGACATGGCGGCGGTCACATGGTCCCAATTTTTGACGAGCAGGATAACGACGGCGACGAGCGCGGCGATACCGGCAGCGATAAGGCCGACGGGGTTTGCGAGCATGACGGCGGAAAGAGTTGTGCCGGATGCGGCGGCGGCGATTTGCGCGGCGTGGATGCCCGCTATTGCCCCTTGTACGAGGGCTGCGCCAGTTGTGATTGTCTTGAAAATTGCGGCTCCTGCGAGGAACGCGGGGATTAGCCCGTTATTCCACATGTCGCCAATGAACTTTGCGGCGTTTCCGATGCCCTCAAGCACTCCGACAATATTTTGCGCTATTATATCTTTATGAGCGGAAGTCCACGCGGTAAGGCCTTCGATGATCGGAGTTAGGCGCGTGGCAATGGAGGCGAGGGCTTGGTTGAGCGCACCGCCTGCGGAGACTTTTATCTTTTTTAGTGCGTCGTCCATGGCGGACGCGGCGGCGACTTCCTCGTCGGTCATGATCGCCCCGGCGTCATGGGCTTTTTTGCGGGCCTCGGCGAGACCTTCCATCATCGGGATAAGCTCTTGACCCGACTTGCCGAAGGCAGCTTGAGCGATCGCGGCGCGCTTGGATACGTTGGTCTCTTTGGCGATGGTGTCGGCGACAAGTGAAAAGGCGGTGTCGGTATCTTTGGCGGTGCGGAGTTGGCGGGCGAGTTGCGGATTGAGCTTGGATAGCGTCGAGTACAGAGCGCCGGACCCGGCACGGAGTTGGCCGAGATTGTTGCTTAACTTTTTACTAGCGGCGGCGAAAGACTCTTGATCCACGTCCGCCATTTTTGCGGCGTAGGAAAGCTCTTGATACGCTTCGGCGGTGAGGCCGAGGATTGAGGCATTGCGGGCGATGTCGTCGCCGCGACCGGCAAAGTCGGACACGACCTTGAGACTACCGACGGCGGCGGCGGATATTGCGGCGGTCGCGACGGCGGCGCCTTTCGCCATTTTTTTGATCCCTGCGATGCTCTTGGAGGCGGTCTTGGAAAAGCCGTCCACGGCGCCGCGCATGGTGGTGACGGGTCCGGTGAGTTGGTCCACGGCCTTGAAAACCGACTTGATGGTGAAATTAGCCATGTCGGCCTCCGATCATCGCTTGCATCGCTTTGCGTTCCTCGCCGACCATGTACTCATGACCTCTATACCAGTAGCGCAGGAGAGAGAGCGGCATCGATTCAGTCGGCCCCTCACCGGGGAACCGTGCCGCGACTGCCCACTGCATCCGGTCAAGCTCCGCCCCCGCCACTAGCCGAAAAAACCAAGAATAGCCCCGAGCGCCGCGAGGTCGCGCTGTCCGATGGCCTCGATGATCGGGAGCGGCTGGCCGGAGGTGAGGGCAAGGAGGTGGATCGAGGACTCGACGTCGCTCCTCCCGCCCTTGGTCGCGTCGCGGATTTGTCCGGCCGTCGGCTCGCTCAGGGTTATTTCCGTGATCGTCGACTTTTCGCGGGCGATCGGCTTTTTAAAGCGGTACGAAAAAGACTCCGACTCTGGGCGAAAGATAAGGCGGCCGTCCATGAGGGCGCGGCGGATATGCTCTCGCGCGTCCTTGTCCAGGCTCGCGCCGGTCGCCTCGCAGATAGAGGCGATTTCGGCGTCGGCCGCTTCGGCGGCGATTACGGGCTCGCTCATATCTGCTCAAACTTCTCGCCGACGAGCGAAAACGTAGCGGTGCCCTCAGCGGTGTCTTTGCCGAGGTCTTCGGCGACGAGGATGAGGGGGCCGGAATACGCCATGCCGGACGCGAGCGTTGCGGTTACCGGGACGGACTCGCCGGAGTCGGCTATGTCCTTGAGGAACTCAAGATCTTCGCGGCTGTCGTCGATCGAGACGGAAAGCTCGTTGATACCGGCTTTCTGTCTTTTTTGGGTGACGTGGTTTTTTCCGTTGCCGGTCAGGGCGTGCTCGTTGGCAAAGCCGCCGGGGAGGATGGTACAACCCGACTCGGGGGCCGGGTCAAACTCGCGGCCGTTGATAGTTACTTGTCGCAGATCGCCAGCGCGTACATTCATATTGCCCTCCTTACGCTGCGGCCGAGAAGGCCCACTGGTATTTGATCGCCATGATGCGGAGGCCCGCGCTCATAACGTCCGTAAGCTGCACGTCGATGCGGCCCGCGTTGCCTGAGTTGATCTCGACGACAATCGACTCGACGATTGCGTCGCGCTCTTTGCTCCACGCATTGGCAATCCAAAGCTCATCGATGAGGCGGAGGAGGAAGGCTTTGACGCGCTTCGGGGATACGACGTACGAAAGGCCCGTGGTAGAGCCGTCGTCGACGACGATGGCGCGATCGAAGGGCGTGCTCGAAAACATGTTGTCCAGGCTGTAAATCTTGGCCTGCATGTTGGCGATCGTCTCCGGGTATCGGAAGCTGTCGTCCTCTGCGCCGAGCGCGTTGGTCTTGTACGTGGTCACGAGGTCGTGAATCTTGACCGTCCCGCCGACGAGCGGGTCAGTGGTCCCGCCGCCTGCGCGCTGGATCGTGTTGTGCTCGGCGTAGGTGAGCGCGGGGCGCGAGCTTGCGCGGATGCCGGTCAAAATCAAGTTTTTCCACGGGCGGGCGGGGTTCGCCTCGCTGGATTTCGCGGCCACGGCGGCTACTACGGCCGAGATTTCGCACGTCAGGGACGGAGACAACTCCACGTTGACGTAGGTCTCCGCCGGGCTGTTGCGGAGCGTGACGGCGTCGGAGTAGTCGGATTTGAGGCGAGTATCGCCGATGATTGCGACAAACGGCTTTTTGACGTCCGGCTGGATGCGCGCCTCGAAAGCGGCATCGAGAGAGACGAGGGCGGCGGAGGATTTGTACGGGTAGGCGACAAAGGTGAAAAACGTTGCGCCCATCGCCGTAAAAGCGTCGTCGGTGGCCGGGTCGAGACTGCCGCCGGAGAAGCCGGAAATCGCGAGCGATACGCCGTCGGGTTCTTTGAGGCTGTCGCCGGTATCGAGGTCGACGGAGATGTCGATGAGGTTGCCGGTCTCGCCGGTCCACTTTGCGGTTGCCGTGACGATGTTACCGGAGGGGCTCGCGGTGCACGGGAGATTGACCGCGGCGGAAAGTTTGGTCGCGATCGCGGAGGCGATGGCGTTGGCGCTGTCGCCGATCAGGATCGGGACGGAGACTTTTTGCGCGCCGATAAAAAGCGCGATCGTGCCGGAGCTGGTCGCGGGGCCGGAGACGGTTATGGTCGCTTGAGCGGCCACGGAGTCAACGGCGGGTGCGAGAGGAAAGGCGTAGATAGGGACGATGCCGCCGACCGCAAAGGCCTTGCGGGCCATGAGGTGCAGCATGGACCCGACGCCGTAAAGGCTCGCGGCCTCGTCGGCGGAGCTGAGAAGGCGGGGCGTGTTGGGGGTGACAGTTTTACCCGCGTTATACTGGCCGAAAAGCGCCAGCTTTTGCGGGAGCTTGAGAGTGCCGACACCGGGGGCGATGGCCTCTTGCTCGACAAAAACGCCCGACGCGATTGCGGTTGCGGGCACGATCGAAAAACCGATCATCTTGACTCCTGTCCGTCATCGCGACGGTCAGCTAGAGAGATGCGCGCCGAGTGGCGCGCCCTGTGTTACGTCTCAACCTCCGCCGCGCCGGAGAAGGTCGCGCCGCCGGAAGCGATCGCGCGGTTGAGATGGTAGAAACCCGACCAGAGACCGACGTCGACGGAGATTTCCGATACCGGGAGGCCTTGCACGTCCTCGGGGGTCCATGCGTAGGCGACGGTAAAGGTCCAGCGGCCGCCGATGACCGACTCCTCGGGGTTGCCGGACTCGTCCTTGTAGAGCGTCCAAGTCGGCCAGGATCGGCGCGATATGACGCCGGGAGCAAAGCCGAGATCGGCGCTTATCAGCATGTAGAGCGCTTGGCGGACCTGCTCCTTGAGGTACGCGAGGCGGAGGGCGGCGGCTTTGTCGCTATCGTCGTCTCCGCCGTCGGTGCTGGCGTAGGCGATGCAGTCTACGTTAACCGTGATCTCTTCGGCCCCGACCGTGCGGGCGGTTGCTCCGCGTGACTCAGGCGTATTGCCGTCTACCCACACGTTGACAAGAGGAAGCTCGCGGGTAGACGGCGGTCGGCGGCGGTCGCGCTCGGAGGTAAAGGCTACCGCTGGATCAAACGACGCCTGCTCGGCAGAAAAGGCCTTGAGCATGTCGACCGTGTGGTCGGTGAGGACGTCGTCGAATCCGCGCGGTATGGTTGCGGCCATGCGCTACACCTTCGCCGTGATCGTTGCCCGGCCGATGGTGCGATCGAGCTGAACGTCCATGATGCGGCCGCGGACGGTCACTCCGGTGACGTCGGTTGACTCTATGACCCAGCCGCCATCCTTGAGCGACTCGGGATCGGTGAGGCCTAGAGCGGCGAGCGCGGAGAGAGAGATGGTAAACGCGGAGACATTGGCGGAGACGGGTAGCCCGGTTCCCGGGTCGGTATCGACTCCGCGGCGGATGTATTGGCCGCGCACGGAGAAGATAGCGAGAGCCGGGGAGATGAGGGTTATGTCGTCTCCGTCGATGTCGAGCATCGCGGTACTGTCGCTTTCAGCCAGCGCTCGCAGGCTCATTTCGCGGCCTTGACCTTTTCGATCAGCTCGCCGTCGGAGAGTTTGGCGACTTCCTCGGCAGTGCCGACTCCCGCCTTGACGGCGCGCTCTTCGAGCTTGCCGCGAGCCTCGGGAGTGAGCGGCTTCGGAGAGGCGGCTGCAGGAGCGCCTTCCTTGATGATCTTCGCGGATCCTTTGGCTTCAAGGATCGCCGCGACCTTGTCGGAAGCGAATCCGATGTACCCGTCGGGGTACTATACGCGCTTGCTCATGGTGTACCTCAGCTCGCGCTCGACACGACTTTCGCCGCAAGTATCGGGAGACCGTACCCGACGTTGCCGCGGAAATCGGCTTTGAAGAAGCAGGTCCCGTTTTTGTTGATG